TCCATTATAACAGAACTAGAAAAGGTTGGAATTATCCATCTTTATACGCTTGGTTATAGAGACGAAGATCTTGTCAGCTTTAAAGTAGAACTAAATAATCCTTCAAAAATTGCCGAGATGCAAGAGCTAGAACACTGGAAGACAAAGTTCGACATTGCTTCATCAGCCACTGAGGGCTTCTTTTCAAAGCAATGGCTAGCAAAGAAATTGTTTGGCATGTCTGATGATGAGTTTGTTCGTTGTCGTAGAGAGATGTTCTATGATCGCCGATTTGAAGCAGCGCTTGAAACAGCAGCAGAAGCAGAACAAGCCGCAGCCACAGCCCCGGGCGGTGAGCTTGGTGGCGATGTGGGCGAACCCGGCGGAGCAGGTATCGCTGGACCGGAACCAGAACTTGGGGCCCCAGCTGGCCCTGAAGATGCTTTGGGTGGAGAAGCACCAGGCGGAGAAGCCCCAGCAGGAGACACGCCCACCGGACCAGAAGAGGGAGACTTATTAGCAGCACCACCAGCAAAGAGAGATGATAAGGGAAAGCAGACGAAGAGAGAGGGTGGCAAAACTAAGACCACAACTGCTAAATCGCATGGATGGTACGAACCAAGAATGAATACTGCCGGCGGAGATAGGCGAAAGTCTAACGGACCCAGGAAGAAAAACATGAATCGTGCTGCGAGTCCTGAGTTCGGCACATACAGAAAGACTTTGCCGGGAGCTTCTGAGCTTTCGCAACTAGTAAAAGGCACGGGCGTTTACGAGAGCAAACTAACTACTTACTCTAAGGAGGAAGAAGAAAGACTGTTGAAAAGCCAAGAAGAGTTAAAAGTTTTGTTTGAGAACATAGATTTAGAAAAGAGGAAAGAAAAGAATGAGACTGAAGCACAATAAGAAGCGAAACACGGCCTTTGTTTACGAGGCCCTCATTAGAGAACTCACCAAATCAGTTGTTAAAAACAATAAACACAAGCAAAATAAGATAGTTTCAATTATGAAAGAGCATTTTGCCAACGGTACCGAGCTTAGTAAGGAACTAGATGTGTATAGAAGCATATACGAGACCAAGGACATTGAAAAGAGACTAGCAGAAAAGATCGTTGTTGAGGCAAAGCAGAAGTATTCTGGCCTTAACAGGGGTACAATTTTCAAAGAGCAGTCCGCATTGATAAACAAAATAAATAAAACTTTATCAAAAAACTTATTTAAGAACTTTGTTCCAAACTATAAGAACATAGCAACAGTATATTCTATTTTTCAAGAAGCCTTACCTGTAAAGGACAGGGTTCTTTTAGAAGAAAACATCATAGACCAAATGTCGGCATCAGTCAACTTTACAGAAGAGAAGCAGCAACCTATGGATAATATTATATATGGAACTTTTGTTAACAAGTTTAACGAAGAGTATTCGGACAAATTGAATGAAAACCAAAAAGAGCTACTCACAAAATATATATCGTCTTTTTCTGATAATGGCTTAGAAATGAAATACTTCTTAAATGAAGAGATCGGCTCACTTAAGCAAGAGTTAGTAAAATGTAAGCAAGATCCAGATGTTAGTGAAGATAGTTCTTTAAAAGAAAAGATAGATAAAGTATACTCAATATTGGAATCTTACAAAGAAAAAGAAATAGATACTAATCTAATTGAGTTGGTATTAAAAACACAAGACTTAGTAGAAGAGATACAAAAAGATGACCATATCAGTTGACATAGAAAAGCACCCTAGAATTAAACTAAAAGCTAGAAGAACGCTTAACGGTAACATTATGATTTTTGATCATGAAGACATTGATATTGTTTTGTCGACTGAAAACAATAAATGCACAGTTTTTCCAAAAGAGCAGATGAGTGATAAAGCTTATGATGCTCAAGACCGAATGCTCAATTATCTAGTTAAGCGAGGCATCATTGATAGGTCCTCAATAAGAGGTGGTAACGTCTATGGCTCACTGGAAGCTATGGTGCTGGAGTCAAAGATTCCAGGGGTCGACCAACTCCAAGCAGCCTTGTTTTCCATAAGCGAGTACATAAGCAATGAGAAACCATTCTTCAGAAACTCCAGCGATATTGAAGACGAACGACTTGATAGCCTTCTGAATCCTGGACCAGAGGATTCTACAGAGCTAGGCGATGTTCCACAATCAGATAGAAAGGGCTCTATGAACCCGGGCATCGCGCCGTATGGATTTCAGTACAACTATTCTCTCGTCCGCGAACACAAAAGAAAAGAGGAAGAATGCAGCTAGTATATTTTTCTCTTGTTTGCGCCGGACTCACCCAAATCCTAGTATACGGTAAAATCTTTGATAAAATCCGCCCTACAGAGGGCTGGATGGGCGAGCTTCTATCTTGTCCCATGTGTACAGGCTTTTGGTCAGGGCTATTTTTGTGGGCAGCAAACGATTTCACAGAACTATTTACTTTTGACTATTCTCCGGTAACTGGATTGTTTCTAGGTTGCCTGGGTTCTTTTGTAAGTTATGTGTTGGCAATGACTTTTGATGATAACGGCATAAAGCTAAGCTTTAATAAGGAGTAAACATGCAGTCTTTCGCAACTATAAGATGGATGATTCGCCCTGTTGCAAACTGTTGTAAGGGCTCGTAGATGGCGCGGGTAATCCCCGCAAGAGGTTAAAGATGAAGTTAATAAGAGAATATTTTCAACTATGCGAAGGTGGTGTATGTCAGGACCTGCTCACTGAAGATGAGAAGAGGTTTGTTGCTGAAGGCGGGCTTATGCTGTCAGGCTTGATGCAAATGGCAGAAACCAAGAACGGTAATGGTCGTATGTATCCCCAAGCTATCTTGGAGAGAGAAGTAAAGAACTACGCACAACTCGTAAAAGAGCGCAGGGCCCTCGGAGAACTCGACCACCCAGATAGTTCAGTTATCAATCTTAACAATGCTTCACATATGGTAACAAAGATTTGGATGGAAGGTAAAAAGTGCATGGGCAAGATTAGAGTTCTTGAAACACCATCAGGTAAGATACTTCGCTCGCTAGTTGAATCAGGTGTTCAATTGGGTATCTCTTCTCGTGGCATGGGCTCTGTAAAGGAAAGTAACGGCATCACTCTTGTTGAGGACGACTTTCAGTTGATTTGCTTCGATATGGTTTCAGATCCTTCAACACCTGGAGCTTTCATGATGACTGAAGCAAGAGAACGACCAAATGTTTATACCAAGGGTTATAAGATAAACAGAGCATTAAACGATATATTACATAAGTTTGAGAATTAGATGAAACGTTCAGAATTAAAAGCAATGATTAAAGAGTGTGTTAAAGAGGCACTCTTCGAAGAGGGTGTTCTCTCAGAGATAATAGCAGAAGTGGCGTTTGGTTTGACCAAAGCACAGAACATAATGCTTGAGCAACAAGCACCACAGCAGCCAAGCCCTCAGGTAAAACAAAAACTCAACGAAGAAAGAGAAGAAGAGCATCGCAAGAAGCTTCTTGAGACTAAAAGAAAGATGCTTGATGCTATCGGCGGAGAAAGAATGGCAAATGTTTTTGAAGGAACCCAGCCTTTGTCCTCCGCTGGAAACCCAAAAGGCACTACGTCGCCTCAAGGCCCCCTTGCTGGTAGGGATCCAACCGATTCAGGCGTAGATATCAGCGGTTTGTTTAGTTTGGCAGGTCAAAAATGGAACGCATTAAAGTAAAGGATTTATAATGGGACGTAAAACACCAGTACACGCAGAGATCTATATTAGGGATCAGCAACAGTTTGAAAAGCTGGTCAAAAAGTTTACCAGAAAGGTAAAGAAGTGCGGTATTCTTGAAGAAGTAAGAGAACGCAGATACTATACCAAGCCTTCAGTCAAAAGAAGAATGAAGAAATTGGAAAAGAAGAGACTAATTAAAAGAGCAGCAGAAAAAGAAAAAGCAAAGTATGCTGACGAATATAAAAAGAGGTAGAATACTATGGCAGTAAGTACAAGTTCAGGTTTTCACACATACAGCAGCTGGGGTCGTACTCGGCGCCCGAAGAATTTAAACGGAGCTAGCAGCACAGCCGTGGTTACTCTTCATTCGACCAATTCATCGGCACCGACAACTGTTGCTCACGGATATGCAACAGAAAACCAAAGATATCTTCATTTGAGTATTCTTGGCAATAATACCGATAACCACCTTACGGTGTATGTTTGGCACCACGCATTTCAAGCCTGGTCTAAACTTACAATGCCATCAGATCTTGATGGTACAGCGACCGATGCTTTAAATGTAGTTCAGATTACAGCACCTACCGCAAGAACAAATTATATACTTGATATTGCTGGTGCTGATAGGGTTGCTTTTGTTGCGAATGGCGCAGCTACAACGTTTACGCTTTATGCCGCCTGCTCTACCTTCTAGAAGCCTCAAAAAATTTTCCCTCCGTTTGAATATTATCACAACTAATTATTTAGAGAAACTATTCGTGTGTTTACACTTATATCATAATTTAGGAGTTTTATAATATGTCAAGCCTACTGGAAAGAGCAATCGTCGACGCTGCCGCTCTAAAAGAAGCAGCACTAAAGAATGCTGAAAACCTTGTAATAGAAAAGTATTCCGAAGAAGTTAGACAAGCAATGAACAGTTTGCTTGAGGCCGAAGAGGATGACGCCTTAGCAGCCCTAGGTCAAGAAGATCCTATGGCCGCAGAAATGGGCGAAGAAGAAGCTCTTGCTGGCGACGACATGTTTGGCCTTGATACACCTGATGAGGACCCTGTATCTGACGTTGATGATGAAACGGATGACGCAGCAGCTCAAGAATTCGCAGATAGCACAATCGGAGACATCCCAGACGCTTTTGATCCAGATTTAGGCGACCCAGATGACGAAATCATAAACATTAAGCTTGACTCTTTAAGGGCAGAACTTCCAGAAGAGGAAGAAGAGGAAGGTCCGTTTGCTACAGGCGATGAAATTGCCGACGATGAAATCGGAATAGACCTATCAGACGAAGAAGCAACAGGCTTTGACTCCGATCTTGATGATGTAGCCGATGTTTCTGATCCTGAAGCAGACCTAGGAGTGGACATTACACCAGATATGGTCGCTGAAGTGCTTGGTGACATGGATATCGACGAAGATATCGACATTGATGAGATTCTTGAGGCTGTTCGCGTTGATTTCGAACCACAAAAGAGTGGTTGGGCAGGAACACCTGAGTCTATTATGAAAGAATACGAAGCCATGCTGCTTGCTAGAGAGCAAGACAGCGAGGTAAAAGAAGAAAATGAAGAGCTACGCAAAACAGTAGCAGCTTTACAAAAAGAAAACAAGACTTTAACATCCGCGGCTCAAAAATTGAAGACGCAGAATGATAAATTTACTACAACACTAGAAACTTTGCAACAAAAGTTGGAAACCTCAAATGTTTCTAACGCGAAGTTGTTGTATATTAACCGGGCTTTAGAGAATGCCTCCCTGAATGAGCGACAAAAAGAAAAAATTGTTGAAGCCATTTCAAAAGCCGAAACTGTTCAAGAAGCAAAGATCGTTTTCGATACACTCCAAGAGACAATCACCTCTTCACCTGCAGAGAAGAAGATGAGCAGTCTAAGTGAAGCGGTATCTAGAAGGTCAACGCTACTTGTCGCCGCTCGTAATGAGCAAAAACAAACAGCTGCCAACCCAGCATTCGATAGATTGCAAAGACTGGCAGGTATAAAGAAATAAATAACATTTTTGGAGGTATAATACAATGTCTGTATTACAAAAACTAACTGAAGGTGTTGTCACTCGTAACGTCCAGAAGGAAGGCGAAGCTCTACTTAACAAGTGGGAGCAGACCGGTCTTCTCGAAGGTTTGAACGAAGGACAACAGAAGCAAGGAATGGCCGTCTTGCTTGAAAACCAGGCTAAGGAGCTTCTTCGTGAGGCTTCCGCAATGGCTGCTGGCGACGTCGAAGGCTTCGCAGCAGTTGCTTTCCCAATCGTTCGTCGTGTATTCGGTGGATTGATTGCTAACGACCTCGTTTCGGTTCAGCCAATGAGCTTGCCAAGTGGTCTGATCTTTTTCCTTGACTTTTCGCACAACAGCGCCCGCTTAGGCGCCGCACAAGACGAATCAGTTTATGGTGGCAACAAGCTTGCTAGCCAAATCACTGGTGGTGTTGACTTGTCCCCAAGCGACGGCTCCGGCCCTAGTGGACACTACAACCTTGGCCACGGTGGTTCTAGTCCTACCGGTTCGACAGGTGATCCAACCATGATCGCGATTACTGGTGACGTTCTTACTGAGCTTGGTGGAACTGCAGTGACAAATGTTGCTGTTAGTGCATTGACTGAAGCACAAAAGAAGGCTATTCGTTTTGATGCTGATATTCTTGCAATGCCAGCAGCCACCAAGGTCGGTGTATACCAGTCTACTAACGACATTACATCTGCAGATTTTAAAGTTAATGGCGTTGTCGGCTCCCAAACCTCAGTTGATTTTGGCAAATTGTCCGCTTTTGAAGGAACTACTACGAACGGAGCAGTTATCGTCAGAAGATTGACAAGAGTTGTCAAAAACAAGTTGGTTATGGTTATCGTCAACGATGACGATACAAACGCCGCAGCTGCAGACGCACCATCGGCACTCAGTGTTCCCTTAAAGGATACTTTCGGTCAAGGGACCGGTCTCGGTTCTGTAGCGGGTGCCGCCCCATGGGCACTTGAAGAGCCAACTCCTGCCGGTAAAACCGATGGTACTGACAAGATAGGCGCCACCGACGATGGTGGATATCAGTCAATTCCTGAAATCGACATCAAGGTCGACAGTATTGCTGTTACTGCGCAGACCAAGAAGTTGAAAGCAAAGTGGACCCCAGAATTGGGACAAGACCTCAATGCTTATCACAACTTGGACGCTGAGGTCGAGTTGACTGGTATTCTTTCTGAGCAGATTGCTCTTGAAATTGACCGTGAGCTTCTTGGTGAACTTGTTGAGGGCGCCACTGCTGGTACTCGTTACTGGTCGCGTGCTCCTGGCTTGTTCGTTGATAGCAGCGGTAATGAGCTTGGCGCTACTAGCGCTTCTCCTGACTTCACTGGTACTGTTAGCGAGTGGTATGAGACACTCATCGAAACTATCAATGACGTTAGCGCTCAGATCCACAGAAAGACACTTCGCGGTGGCGCAAACTTTGTTGTTTGTTCCCCAGAAGTTGCTAACATTCTTGAGTTCACAAGTGGTTTCCGCGCAAGCGTGACTGCTGACCAGGACCGTGGCACCATCGGTGCTGTTAAGGCCGGTAGCTTGAGCAAGAAGTTTGACGTTTATGTCGATCCTTACTTCTTGCGTAACGTACTCCTCGTTGGCCGTAAGGGCAGCTCGTTCCTCGAAAGTGGTTTCGTGTACGCTCCTTATGTACCATTGCAGGTCACACCAACCATCTTTGGTACGGAAGACTTCGTGCCACGTAAGGGTGTCATGACCCGTTACGCTAAGAAGATGGTACGTCCTGACATGTACGGACTTGTTATCGTTCGTGGTCTCCTCGGTGAGGCCGGTGCTTCCTAATATAGGATAAGCATCCGATAACTAAAAGACTTCGCCCTATCATTAACTTGATAGGGCGTTTCTTTTTTTGTTACACTATTTATAATATGAAAGGTAAGGCGATTTGCCTTTAATAAGACTAAAGGAGATTTTATAAAATGGCAAAACTAGGAAGATATAGTGCGGATAGAAAGAAAATAGAAGCACTTGATTGCTTCGGTGCAACTGCTGCTGCAGCAGCAATAACAATAGATAAGGCAAAGTGTGGAACAATATTTATCTGCACTCCTGCTGGTAATGACGCGAACAACGGCTCGGTAATTACGCTCCCGTCAGAAGCAGACGCTGGAAAGGGTTGGTGGTGTAAATTTGTATTGGCTGCTGACATCGTTAACGACGGCGACGACGACAATGACATCGTCATTCAAAACGCTGCAGGCGATACCGACGACATGATAGTGCATCTTCCGGGTGACGCCGACGCAGACGGCGCCGGCCACGCTGACGGCGCAAGTGTTACTTTTGAAGAGACCGCCGCCAAAGCCGGGGATGAAGTTGAGGTTATCTGTACTGGCGACCGCTGGTTAGTCCATGTCCGAAGTGCTATTGTCGGTGGTGTCACCAAGCAATAGTAACTAATTCGCCTTGCTATAGATTCAACCCCAAGTCTTACGGCTTGGGGTTTTCTATTTTGTAAACTATTTATTGTATACCCAACACAAAGGAGATTACAATGGGAAAACGTAGAAAGAGACTAACAATGGCCAAGTATGCAACCAAGTATGCTGCAAAGAGAGCAGCAATGAACGCAAGAAAGGGCATCACAACGCCAGAACCAGCAATCGAAGAAGCACCAGTTGTAGAAGAGCTTGTAGAGGCAGTTGTCCAGATAACAGAACCAGAGACAATTGTTGAAGAGCCAGTTGTCGAAGTACCGGTTATTAAGAAGCCAAATGCTTTAAAATCGACAACTAAAAAGACCACAACAAAGAAGCCAACCACCAAGAAAACTACAACCACAACACGTAAGCGTAGAACCACAAAGGCAAAAGCAGAGACTTCCGACATTTAGTGCCCTCAAATACTAGTTATAGTGATAAACTATATTTAGCGAGGGACACTTAATGTCTTTACCTACTCTGACTCCATCGAGCACATTATCGGCTGTTATATTACCTATCACTGGAACAGCAGGTGATGTCAACAGTGCGGTCCCCTATAAGATCTATTCAGACGAAACAGCCCCTCTTTATTCGAGTGAGTTTGTTTCTGGTGCTGTTGACCAGGTTTCGTATGTTTACAAGAAACTTGGCGGTGACATATTAGATATTGAACTAACAGAGGGCAATGTTTACGCTGCTTATGAAGAGGCAGTTCTTGAATATTCGTATCTTATAAACGTCCACCAAGCAACAAATGTCCTTTCTGATGCTCTCGGTAACACAACTGGCAGTTTTGATTCGAAAGGTAATATACAAACGGGCGACCTAAGTTCTTCTCTGGGTGGCACCCATGTTGCCCTAAAGTATCCTAAATTTGATTACAGTATGACACGGAGGATTGCTGATGGTATCGGAGCAGAGGTCGGCCTTCAGGGCTCAGTACAGTTTTCAGCTAGTTTTGGCATCACACATGGAGTACAAGATTATGATCTACAAAAAATAGTATCAACAAGCGAAGCTTTTTCGGGATCTGTTGGAAGCAAGAAAATTTTAATTAAAAAAGTGTACTACAAGACTCCACACGCAATGTGGAGATTTTTTGGCTATTATGGCGGCTTGAACGTTGTGGGCAACCTTAACAATTATGGTCAATTCTCAGATGATTCAACGTTTCAGCTTATTCCAGCTTGGCATAATAAGGCTCAAGCTATGGCTTTTGAAGATGCGATATATACTAGAATGTCTCATTTTTCCTATGAACTAAAAGACAACAAACTTAGGCTTTATCCAATACCTTATACAGGCGGCCCAACAACAATGCTTATTGAGTTTTCAATACCAACCGATGTTTGGGATAACGACGATGTCTCTACAGACGGTGTCAACAACATGAATACCCTACCAATAGGGAACTTGCCATACGAGAATATAAACTCTATTGGTAAACAATGGATTAGAAGGTTTGCATTGTCTCTGTGTAAGGAAATGTTAGGGCAGGTTAGATCAAAATTTGGAAGCGTACCTATCCCGGGAGACAATATCACACTCAACGGAACAGCTCTCATCACTGAGGGTAAAGATGAGCAAGAAAAATTAAGAGAAGAGCTAAAGACAACTCTCGCAGAACTGACATATCAAAAACTAGCAGAACAAGACTCTGGTATGCTAGAAAACACAGGAAAGGTTCTAGAAAAGGTTCCAAACTATATCTTTGTGGGGTAATAGCTAATGTCTGATGATAATAAATGGTCACAACCGGCAAGTCCTCCGCCTCCTCTCTTTACAGGCCAGAAAGAAAAAGACTTTGTCAAGCAGATAAACGATGAAGTTATTGAAAGAGTTGTAGGGCAAACTATTGTTTACTATCCAATAAGTTTGGAGCACACAAAGTTTCACGATCTTTATGGTGAAGCCGTCGACAAAAACTTTCTAAATCCTATCCGAGTTTACGCGATGGTAAAATATGAGTCTCAATCTACTTCAACAACTCCTTTGGGTGTTGACAGGGTAGAAAAGATATCTGTTGCTTTTCACAAGCGAAGATTAACAGAAGATCAAGATCTATTTGTGAGAGAAGGGGACTTTATACAGCATGGTGAGCACATGTACGAAATATTGACCCTAGAAGAGCCAAAATGGCTATTTGGTCAAACGGAATCGAGGTTTGAAATAGCAGCTTCGTGTGTAAGAGCAAGAGAGGGATTATTCAATGTCAGAGACAACTGATGCGAAGATACATTTTGAAGTTTCAACCATTGAAACTATAGATCAATCGGTTTTAAATTTTGTCAAAGGCCTTAATCTTGCCACAAAGACAAACAAAGGTTTCAAGCCAGTGCCAGTTATTTGGGGTACCGCAGAAAGAGCGTACCAAGTGAAGAAAAACAAAGATATAAGAGATAGCCAAGGTCTTTTGGTGTTGCCGATCATATCAATAAAAAGATCAGGTTTTACAAAGTCTAGAGTAAGTCCAGGTGTTTTCCAGGGGAATGTACCCGAAAGCTCTGATTCCGAGGGTGGCTCCCTGAGTGTTAGCAGGGTGCTATATCAGCAAAAAACTATGGAGTTTGCTAATGCTGATGCACTAAAACTTTATGGTCAAAAGAACTTTCCATCACAAAATCCAAAAATCGTGTATAAGACCGTTAGTGTACCAATGCCGGTGAATGTTGAGGTTATGTATGAAATAACCCTTAGAACAGAGTATCAGCAGCAAATGAACGATCTTATGACACCTTTCGCAACAAATCCTGGAACTGTAAACTTTGTTAGGCTAGTTGAAAAGGATCATAGGTACGAAGGCTTCATTCAAGAGAGTTATGGCAGCAGTGATAACTTATCCGACTTTTCTTCAGATGAGAGAAAGTTTGAAACCAAGATAAACTTAAAGGTTATAGGATATATCGTTGGCGAGGGCAAGAATAGAGAGAAGCCTCACTATGCAATTCGAGAGAATGCGGTTGAGGTTAAGATACCGAGAGAGAGAATATCACTTAATGAAATTCCTGATCACGAATATGGAGCATATTATGGATTAGAAGGCGTACCGCCAGAGGTTTTGGATCGCCTGCTAATGGACCCAGTAAGAATAAACAATATCCCAGCTGCTAGTTTTTTTAGCACAGCTGGTTCAGGAGGCGGAACATCTGTGGGCGGATCCGTTGTGACTAAGGACAATTTCGCAGAGGTTCTGCAGGAGAACTTAGTTGTTAGGGAGACCTTGAAAGAGGATTCCGATGCCCTCCCTGGAGATGAAAGAACTTTCACTACTACTTTCAACATGAAGGCGAATACGGAGTCTGTATTCTTGAACGGCCTTATACAGGCCTCCGGAGCAGATAAAGATTACGTAGTTTCAGGCACAAATAAAATAGTTTTCAATACTGACGACGATGGTGACAGTTTTGTTGAAAGTAATGATGAAGTTGTGATAACATACATAAAAGGCTAATCAATAAAGGAGTAAGTAATGCCTAGAAAGAACACAAACACAAAGACAAAGAACATCAAGCTTGTAGAAGAGCAAGAAAACGAAGTTCAACAAGAGGTTGAGACCCAGACTGAAGATACTGGCCCGAACAGGGGTGAGATAATCGATGTAGAGTGGGAAGAAGTTCAAGGCCTCTTTATGTTCAAGAAGAGACTAGAGGAGATGGAGGCATATTTTGCTAACATGTGTCTTCAGTATGAAAAAGAAAAGGTTAGTATTATGAACCAGATAACCTATGGCCACAACGATATGTACATGATGGCTCAAGAGATACAAAAAACAAAAAACATTGATGAAAACCTAACTTACGAGTTAAAGCTTCCAACCGCCGAGGGCGAAAAGGCTTTTTTTGTTAGAAAAGACAATTAACTTGGAATGTATCTAGGTAAAACTTCTATTTACTTTACTGATCTAAATACAGATGGAGAATAGAAGTGACAGAGGATACAAAAAATACATCTACATTTAAAACTAGCGACATTGGCATTGCTGCATATCTTCAGCTTCAAGGCTTTAAATTACTTTCCTGTAAAAGACTGGATACAGGAAAGTTCTTTTTTGAGTTTTCAGATCCAGACGACCAATGCAAGATTAAGTCTCTTGAATTTTTAGAATCAGATTTTTGTAAATTTGATAACAATGTTAGAAATCTTAAAAAAATACTTTTTTCATAAGGAGAAAATTTTGATGGGTATTCTAGAAAAACTAAAAAACCTTGTGGCTACTATCGAAGATAGCAATGATGGTGAAACTACCGAAATAGAAGAAGAAGCAATCCAACAACAAGTTGCCTCCCTGTTGAACGAACAAGAAGAGGAAGAAGTAGAAGAAGAGATTGAACAAATCCCAGACTATTTAGAGTGTACAGCGGAAGAGACTGATGAAGTTACCTCTTTTTTAGCTAAAGAAAGGTTACTAAAAATTAGTTTAGCAGAAAAGCTGCTACAGTTTGAAAAAGTTAAACAAGTAGCTGAATCTGAAATGGTGAAAAACAGAACAGCGATGCTACAAAAATTAAATGATCTTCGTTTAGAGTACGGTGTACCAGACGAAGGTTATTCCGTTCAGTTACCGTCCAGCCCAGAAGATAAAGTTTCTTTTAAGAGAGATTAATCCTATTTTTTAAAATTTAAATTTATTCAAATCCAGTTTTTTAAGAGTTGATGGAAACACTTAAACAGGAGGAATAATTATGGCTGCAGCTACAGGTACAGTAGTCATTTCACAGGGTGGGTCAAATTTTGACTCAGCAACATACCCTCGGTTTGTGTTAGGTGACGGAACTAATAGTTTAACTTTTGTAATAGATAACGATGCCCGCGGCCTTAAGCTCACCGGTGGTGGTGATGCAGATGGCTATAGTGGCGCGAGTGATTTGCCTTTTGAAGATTCGCAAAAAACTCGCCTTGTCGTTCCAACGTTTGATGAAGCAGACGGAGCAAAAAAGGCACTCTTATCCTTTTGGATTACAGATGAATCCACTTTTGATGACGCATGGAATGGTGTTGATGCAGTTAATTCAAGTGCTATAACAGCAATTGGAACTCGTCCTCACTTTGTCCTTAGGGATGCAGGTGGTAGTGAAATCAAAATTGGCGGTGGTAATGCAGACGCGACTTCGCTAAGCAACTCGGGCTACACTTTGTTAGCAAAGTATAGCTCATCTGGAAGCCCTAGGTTTTGGCTTTACAAGAAAGACTCAGCAGCTGAATATTTTATACGAATTGTCACGACAGGCTCAAGTGGCTTCCGTGCGCACACCGTCTTCGGCGCAGCGTTAAAGCATGCAGCAGACAATAGCTTGATAGATATTACTACGAGAGGCGTTTTAGCCAATGGGACTTTGACGAATCTCGCTAACGTCGCCAATAATACCTATACAGCGTCTGAAATTCATGGTCTTGTCTTGGAGTACGACACTGCTGGTTTTGCAGGCAATGCTTGCTACATGGAGTTTAAAGACCCAAATACGGACTTTAGCACTTCGGCTAAGCAAAAGTGTATGAGTTGGGGCTATAGCGAATACGCAACTACAAATGTTTATACAATTAATAGACATTCGTTAAGCCCAACTAATGACCAGTTCTGGGGCACAAACCTGAATAGTAAGATTTGGTTTCGCCAAGGCACTATTGCAGGTTCAGGCTCTGACGCGTCACTTAGCACAGCAAATATAGCAGAAGCTATCAAGGAGATGATAAATGGGTCATACCTTGGTATTACTGCAACTCGTTCAGGAAGTACAGTTAATTTAACTAATGATACAGATGGTGATAGTGGAAACGTAAATATAACAACAACAAACGAAGGCTCGCTCTTCTCCGTTTCTGGCATGAGTAATGCCGGCGGCGGCGGTGGCGGCTCGGAGGAATCAGACGTGGCAAGAAGAAATCAACTTTCAGCATTCCAATTACCACTTTCAGCATCGGGCGGTATCGCCCGTGTGGAAAAAGACTCTGTTAAAACATCACTAAAGCTTGATATTTCCGGATCCTTGGATTCTAGAAACGCAAGCCCAAATGCTCTTGACCTTTTGGCAATAGCAACAGTGGGAACAGGTGTAGTCAAGAAAGTTACAGTTAAAGAGCTTATCGGCGCTATCGCCGGCGGCTCCAATACACAAATTCAGTTTAATTCAAGTGGCTCACTTGCAGGTGATGCTAGCCTTACTTTTGATAGATCAGGCGCCGGATCACTCAGTCTCGGAGCTTTGGTGGCGTCAGGACGTATTACTACTGACGATGCAACAGAAGCAACAAGCACTACAGACGGATCTCTTCAAACAGACGGCGGCTTGAGTGTCGCGAAGAGCGCTGTTATTGGTGATGACTTGGACCTTTTGTCCAACTCAGCAATCTTTAAGATTGGTTCTGACCAGCCTTTCACATTGACACATTCAAACGCCAATAACACTGTCATGGCCTCTTCTGGCCATAGATTGGCTTTCGGTGATGCTGGAGAATATGTTTCCGGTGACGGCACTGACTTGTTGGTTGTTTCCAGCGGTGATGTTAAGGTTACTGGTGACCTTATTCCTTCCGCGGACGACTCCTATGATCTAGGTACCACAACTGCTGCTTGGCAGGACCTACACCTTGAAGGTGACATCCTGGCTCAAGACGCAATGACAGTTTCGACTGCCGCAGGCGACTTGACAGTGGACTCAATTGCCGGCACGGCTATCGTTGATGGTCATACTGGTGTAACACTTAAGTCAACAAACTCTGGTGATATTTTGCTAGATTCTGTTGCTGACATTGTTCTTGACGCAGATGGCGCTGACGTTATTATTAAAGATGGCGGCACCGAAATCGGCCGATTCAGCAATGCTAGTAGCGACTTTGTTGTAAAGTCCGCGGTCAATGATAAAGACATGGTTTTCAAGGGTGTTGATAACAGCTCTGAAATCACAGCTCTTACACTTGATATGTCCGCAGCAGGCGCCGCAACTTTCAATAGTTCTGTGACTGCGACAGCAGTTTCTGCCTCTAGCACTCTTAACGTCGGTGGAGCAACAGAACTCGAAGGAACACTCAATGTTGAAGGGGCAGCAACTTTTGATAGTAATATTACTGTTGCTGGCAACCTTACAATTAACGGAACGACAACTACGGTTGACACAACAAATCTTCTTGTAGAGGATCCATTGATTGTTTTGGGCCGAAACAACACTGCTAGCGCAGCGCTTGATTTGGGCCTCGTCTTTATTCGCGAACAAGAAAACCGCGCAATGATCTTTGATGAAAGCACCGATCAGTTTGCTTTTATAGCAACTGTTGAATCTGGTTCAACAGCTGGTAACGTTGCCATCGACGCATATGCTCCGCTGCGCATCGCAGCCCTAACTGCCACGACCGTAGCAGGTAGCACTGGTACTTTCTCAGGCGTTCTCAAGACTGATGATACAACCGAAGCAACAACAACAACTGACGGCTCCCTTCAAACTGATGGTGGCTTAAGTGTTGCTAAGAGTGCTGTTATTGGTGATGACCTTGACTTATTGTCTAACGGGGCAATTTTTAAGGTTGGTAATGCTCAACCTTTCACTTTGACTCACTCAAATGCCAATAATACCTTGTTAGCTACAACTAATCATAGATTGGCTTTCGGTGATGCCGGAGAATACATTTCTGGTGATGGCACCGACTTGTTGCTTGTTTCCAGTGGAGATGTCAAAGTTACTGGTGATCTTATCCCGGCCAGCGATGATACTCACGATCTAGGTACCACAACTGCTGCTTGGCAGGACTTACATCTTGAAGGCGATATCCTAGCTCAAGACGCGATGACAGTTTCGACTGCAGCAGGCGACTTGACAGTGGATTCAATCGCTGGTACAGCTGTCGTCGATGGCCATACTGGTGTGACGCTACAGTCAACAAATTCTGGTGATATTTTGCTAGATTCTGTTGCCGACATTGTTCTTGATGCTGACGGTGCTGACGTTATTATTAAAGATGGTGGCACTGAAATTGGTCGTTTTACCAATTCCAGTAGTGATTTTGTTGTAAAATCTGCGGTCAATGATAAAGACATGGTTTTCAAGGGTGTTGACAACAGCTCCGAGATTACCGCTCTTACTCTTGATATGTCCGCAGCTGGTGCGGCTACCTTTAATAGCTCTGTGACTGCGACAGCGGTTTCTGCTTCCACCACTCTTAGTGTTGGTGGCGCCACAGAACTCGAAGGAACGCTTAATGTTGAAGGGGCATCAACTTTCGATGCCGCTGTGACACTAGATAGTGTTGCTGCTTTGGCAATGGCTGCTAATGACGCAACCCACTTTGTGTTGGTTCAAGACTCAGATGATGGCATTGTCAAGAAAGAGTCTTATCAGGATTTGGTTTCTGGATCTTGCGGAAATGGCCTTTCCATTAATGCCACCTCCAAGAAACTTGAAATCATCCACGTTGAAGATCACTTCGTGTCAACTTCTGCTAATACTGGTAAAGTCTTCTCTTTGTCGAAGGTGCCATCAAGTATTCAGGCAGTTAGCTTGTACATTAACGGTATTTATCAGGTTCAGTCTTCCTCCGCGGATACCATCAATGATGGTGCGGGTGACTACTCTATAAGTGGTAGAACTGTAACACTTGTTAATGCCAATACAATTGACTCTACTGACGAAGTTGTAGCCAAGTACATCGAGCAATAATCTTTTAAGTATCCCACCTTTTGTTGCCCCGGGCATCCGCCCGGGGCCTTCTTATTTTCTTTTATTCTTTTGAAAAATCCTAAAACTATTTACTAAAGTAATATTTTACTTTTCGATAAAGCCTGATTTTAAGGAGATTTATTAGCATGTCTGCAAAGAAATTTAAGTTTGTCTCGCCTGGTGTCTTTTTGAGCGAGATTGATAATAGTCAACTACCAAAAGTCCCAGGAGGCGTTGGACCAGCAATTATAGGTCGTACACGTCGAGGACCAGCAATGAAGCCTGTAAAGGTTAATTCCTTCCAGGAGTTTGTCGAAATATTCGGTGAACCAATGCCAGGCAGCGAAGGTGAGGACCCTTGGAGAGATGGAAACGGCTTGCTGGCAACAGCATATGCCCCTTATGCGGCACAGGCATACTTAAAAGCAGACATAAATTCACCAGTAACGGTTGTTCGCCTTCTAGGTGTCCAAGGCGATGATGCAAGTGATACTGGTGAAGCTGGCTGGACCGCCTCAACTGCTTTTGGCATCTTTGCGGCTCCAGGTATTGATGGAATTGATGACGCAAAATTAAATGTCACCGCCTCGTTGTGTGGTATAATATACGGAACGACCACAGATATGAAAGTTGGTGTCGAAGGCACCGGCCATAGTGGGTCTAATACTATTATCGATAATTATGCCCTAGGCGATACAAGCACCTCCAAAGTTGTCTCTGTGGATATAGAAAACGACCGATTCACAATAGCACTTCAATCCGGAAGCTCCACAGTAAAGAAGAGCGTTTCATTTAGAGAGGGCGGAAATTATATAAGAGATCAACTTAACACCAATCCTGTAGCGACAAACACTGACATATCATATATAGTGTCAGGAACACTAAGCGATAAATACTGGTTAGGTGAAACTTTTGAGGAAACATACGAAAGCGTAAAGAGACTTCACACAACTGGAACGATGCAAGTTTTTGTCGCAAGACTTGGGGATAATATGGCAGATTTTAAATCTGGTAATCACCAACTCTCAGAAGCGAAATCAGGTTGGGTCTTCCCTCAGCATACAGGCGACAGAGCTTCATTTAGCACAAAGACTTTACAAAGATTGTTCAGGTTTTGTGCCGTACAAGAAGGCGAGCAAGGTTTGGACCTTCATGTCTGCATAGAGAACATAAAAATTGCCGACACTGGCAACCCTTCTCCTTATGGTAGGTTTGATGTAGTCGTCAAACAAAAAAGAGGAGGAAGGATTTTTGTAGTAGATAGCTTTGAAAACTTGAATTTAAATCCAAACTCAGACAACTTTATAGCAAGAAAAATTGGTACTCAATACTTTGAGTGGGATGGAGCACAAAAAAGAAACAAGGTCTATGGAAGCTACCCTAACAACTCTTCATATATAAGGGTTGAAATGGGCCCAAACATAGAAGACAACGGACCAACTGATCCAAAGTCAGTCCCTTTTGGATTCTTCGGCCCTATAATACCTGAGGATCTTGCGGCCGATGCCACCACCGGTGGTACTGCTAATGCATACGCTGCCATGGCAGACGGTAAGTGGGTATCGGATACCACACAAATTGCTATCTCAGGGGCAAATGCAATAAGGCTACAATGGCCTCGTGCTCCACATGTTACAACCGGGTCCCTTGGTATAGACCTACAGGCTCGATATGTTTTTGGTAGCACACCATACAACAGAACTGCCGGAACAAATAACATAAACCATGTAGATGTTAATAAGGGTATGAAAGATTACCTTAGAAGGTTTTCGATGGAGGGTAGTGTTCTTTCAAGGCAAATCTCTGGTTTAACCGGCTCAAATACAGAGTGTTCTTATGTGTTCTCTCTTGATGAGATTGTGGTCACCGGCGCAGGAACACCACCAGCTGACTTGAATGGCTATAGTCCTACCTCTGTTGATTTTATTGAGGCCTCGCATGTCGGCGCCAATGCTGCCACAGCTACAGTCACATTCACTGGTACAGTTACCGACTCCCGTACCCTGATAATAACCTCTGTTGCCGCGGATGGAACAAGCACAACGAAAACTTACCTGGCCGCCGGCGGAAATGATGCCGCAAACAGGCAGTATGTCCGAGATACGGGCGTAAACAATACCGCGGTGGGGCTCAAAAACGCCATTGAGCATGCCTCGGGACACAATGGAGCGATCACAGTATCAGTCAACGGCGGCATAGTAACCTTGACCCAAGCAGTGAAAGGTAAAGCTGGTAATATAGCAATCGGTGGTACTTTGAACGATGACAGTAATGCTTCCGTATCAGGGTTCTCAGGAGGCACAGCCACCGCAACAACTCCTGATGCTTACACAGCTCTGTCTGACGGAACACCAGCAGCACTGCTGGATCTGGTTAACTCTTTCTCTATGCCACTCGTTGGCGGGTTCGATGGAGTAAACATAACAGAGGCTGACCCCTTCAACATGTCGACAAGAACAGTTTCCGGAAAGACTACCAGAAACAGCTACGCTTATGCTACAATTGACAGAGCTATAGATCTTTTAAAGGATCCAGAAACTCTAGAGATGAACTTGGCTGTTATGCCTGGTATTAGCAACTCAGCGTTGGCTACAAAACTAGTTCAAACGTGCGAAGCAAGAGCAGACAGCATGGCGATTATCGATCTTCCAGATGTCTACTATCCGCCATCAGAAAAGAAGTGTGCCACATTTAAACAGAGAATCGGCACCACACCAGAGGCAGCAGCTAAAAATCTTATCTCTAGACAGATAAACTCAAGTTATGGTGCCGCTTACTACCCATGGTTAAAGGTCAGGGACACCATTAATGGCCGCGATATCTGGGCTCCGCCTTCTATTATAGCACTTGGTGTTATGGGATATACAGAGGAAAGAGATGAAGTTTGGTTCGCACCTGCTGGTTTCAACCGCGGCGGCCTAAACGAGGGAAATGCTGGATTACCTGTGCTACAGGTTTCTGAGCAACTTCTTTCTTCTCAGCGCGATAGACTCTATGAAGCAAATATCAACCCAATCGCTTCGTTTGTATCAGAAGGGTTGGTTGTTTTCGGACAAAAGACATTACAGATGACCCCATCTGCACTTGATAGAATTAATGTCCGACGCCTTTTGATATTCGTTAAGAAAGAGATTTCAAGAATTGCCAACGGACTTCTGTTCGATCAGAATGTTCCAGCAACCTGGAACAGATTCACAGGACAAGTTGTCCCATTCTTGGAAAGCGTTAAGACAAGACTAGGCTTGACAGACTTTAAGGTTGTTTTGGATAAGACCACAACAACACCTGATCTGGTTGATAGAAATATCATGTATGCTAAGATATTCCTAAAGCCAGCAAGAGCAATTGAATTTATTGCTGTGGATTTTGTCATAACAAGAACTGGAGCAAGCTTTGACGATTAATAATAGTTGATTTTTTGTAGAGAATAATATATACTAATAGGAGACTTAAAAATATGGCATTTTGGAGTGAAAAAACAGTCGAGCCAAAAAGAAAGTTTAGATGGCTTCTTTATTGGACAGGTGTGCCACAGTTTGTTATAAAAAGTGTAAAGAAGCCAGCCTACACTGTAACCACCACCCCTCATCAATTCTTGAATTATGAGTTTAATTATCCAGGCCGCGTCCAATGGCAGGATATTCAGATTACACTGGTTGATCCAGTTCAGCCAGACTCAACTAAAAGTCTCTATAAAATATTAGAAAACTCTGGTTATGTTATTCCAAGCAATTATGCCGAAGAAAGAGCAGCCACTATATCTAAGCAAGGTATGGTTGACGCACTGGGAACAGAGATAAAGCTATCTCAACTTGATGCCGATGGTGTTAACTTTATTGAGACTTGGGTAATAAAGAATCCCTTAATAACATCAGTAGAGTTTGATACACTAGACTATAGTGCAGACGATTTGCTAAACATAACCGTTGGCATAAAATACGACTATGCCACAATTGAAGGGTTGGCCCCGGGCAAGCTTGAACAGGGTGGAGCAGGTCTATGGACATTCAATAAAACAGGCACCTTCAATCCGCCTAATTAATAACTAACCAAAAGAGGAAACATGTCTCGCAATAGAAATAGAATACAAGCCCCACAACAGCCTACCAAAAAACAAGAAGCGCCAACACCACCCCCACAAATTGTAGAGCAAAATGATAACCCTTTTGGGTTATCTTTTGTTGTGCCGACAGAGATTATTAAATTGCCAAGTGGTGGTAATCTGTATGAGGAATCCAGCCCTCTTTGCGGCTTGACAGAAGTTGAAGTTAAGGCTGTGACCGCTGCCCAAGAAGATATCATGATAAACGATAGCTTTATAAGAGAGGGTATAGTGTTTGATAAATTGATAGATTCAATTATGATAACTCCTGGGATCCAAGCATCTGATATGATGTATTGTGATAAGGTGGCAGTTCTAATGTCAGCTAGAAAGTCAGGGTACGGAGATGAAGTGCTATTTAGCACATCTTGTGAAAGCTGTGGCCACGAATACGAAATGCCGGTGTTGATGTCAGAAATGCTTGAAAAAACATCAGAGAACTCTTTCAATCCTAAGACGACAGATGAGTGGGAATACTCAGAAGAAACAGGAACATTTTCCTTTACCTTGCCCACAACTGAGCTAGAGATGGAAATTCGACTTGCTGGTACAAACGAGATAGACAACCTCGACGCATCACGAGTACAAAGACAAAAGTTAAACTTGCCATTTAACGAAACAATAGAGTTTTTAAGAATGGTTATCGTTTCGGCCCAAGGTATAACAGATAGAACATCCATAAACAAGCTTACAGAGATATTACCAGCAGCCGATGCACGATTAATTCGGTCAATACATAATCGAAATCTTCCAAATATTAGTACAACTCACGAAACTACATGCCCAAAATGCGATACCACTCAAGAAAAGGAGGTGCCCTTTTCATTGGGCTGGTTTTGGTCTTAGTAAAGAATATGTTGAGAAATCAACTTATGAAGAAATTTTCATTTTAATGAATTATGGGCACTGGACCTTTACGGAGTCTTATAGTTTGCCTAATGGTCTAAGAAAATGGTTCGTTGAGAGAGTATCAAAGCATCTAGAAGAAAAATCCAAACAGCAATAAAAGTAAGATCTCTCTATTTATATTGTATACCTATATTTTTATTAGAGAGGTAGTATAATTGGCCGAGATAGACCCAGGTGATATAATAGCAGCTATTAAGAAGATGACCAGAAGTCAGAAGAAAGACTTTGTGTCAGAACTTAAGAAGTCCGGCATCAAATTAGGTGAAAAAGCTTCTGGTTCAGCCTCAACAGAATCAGCTTTCAAGAGTGTCGGAGATGTAACCAGGAATTTTACTAAAAGTTTAATCGATGCTGTAAAAAACACTGAAGATGTATTGACTGTTACGGATGCCTTCTCTCAGTCTATAAGAAGACTAAGAATTGAAAATGAAGAATTTGTCAAGTCTGGATACTCTGACAAAATGTTCGACTTTTCAAAGAACATTGAACTTGCAAATGATAGAAGCCTTAAGCTAACGGGTAACTTTAAAGCAGCCAGAAGATCAGTAGATGCTTTAAGGGAAAACTTTCAGGCCTTTGGGTTTGTCACAGACTCAGTAAGACAAAATCTTATAGATAATTCAATAGCACTGGAGGCAGCTGGTTATAACGTCGATGATTTCGCCAAAATCGTCGACTCGGCAACAATGTCTTTTAACCAAACCTCTGGAGAGATAAATGATCTTACAGCCGTATTGATCAAGGCAGGTAGAGAGTTCTCTATTGCTCCAAAAGAGTTAACAAAAAACTTTCAATTCGCACAAAAGAACTTCGCATATTCAGCTAAAGGTATAATGGACAACTTTATTAAGCTACAAAAAATGTCTAGAACAACGGGTGTTGAGTTTAGTAAGCTTACCACAACATTTGGTGACCAAATGGACACTTTTCAAGGGTCCGCAACCATGGCCGGAAAGTTGAACCAGATTCTAGGGGAGTCCCTCTTTAATAGTATTGACTTGCTTCAAATGGAAGAAGGCCAACGCGCTGAATTTATCCAAAAGACTTTAACAGATCGAGTGGGCGGAAGGCTTGATAGTTTAGGCAAATACAACCTAAAAGCTATAGCAAATCAATTGAAATTAAGCCCTGAAGAGACGCGTCGGTTTTTAAGAGGCGAAGCACCAAAATCAGCCGAAGATATGGAGAAACTTAGAAAGAAAACCCCTCAAGAAATAGCTACAGCTAGACTTGGAACAGAGATGCAA